ATTCCTTGTTAGAGGGCGTGACACCGGGCGTTATTGGGTCGGGCGGCGCGTTCCCGGCACCAATAACAGCAAGCGCAGGCGCTGGCGTGGTTGAAATTATCGGGTCCGGCACAGCAGATGGTTGGCCTTATGTTGATGTAAAGTTTAGCCATACGGGGGCTGATTATTTCTTCTTTTTCCTTGAGGGGAACGTCAATGTTCCAGCAACGCAAGACGACCCGGTAGCCCTCTCGGTCGGTGTTCAGTTGGTCGGTGGTGATCTATCGGGCGGCGTTACATCGTCTTTGAATTTTTTGGAGATTGATAGCGTCCCGGCTGCGGTGGGCTCTGCTGTGGTCGGTGCGTTTACGTTTGACGCAAGCCATAAACGGTTTGTCTTGTCGCATACAATGGTCGAGGCAACAGCGGCTTATGCCTACCCGTATTTGTTTTTTAACGCGACCGGCGCTTGTGATTTTACGGTGCGCATATTGGCACCGCAATGCGAGATTAAGGCTTACCCGACATCTCCGATTTTTCACGTTCCAGCAACACCAGCGGCAGCGACGCGGAATTTTGATTACGTCAAAGTGCCGGACGGGTCGTGGCGATCTGCCGGAGATTTCACTGTATTCTGCAAAAGCACAACGCGCGGAAACACCAGTTCTGCGCAAATTGCTGTCGTTAATTCTTCCGGCACCGAGAGAATGTCTCTGATCGACTCCCTAACGGATGACCAATTACGGCTGTATGTGGCTGATGGCGGGGCGGTGCAGGCGGATATATCAACGGCGTCATCGGCAAAGACAGGAATGCAGTCTTACGTGTGGGCGGCGGCGCTGGGCGCTAACGACTTCGCGCTGTCGCAAAATGGCAAAACACAGGTCACGGACTCAAGTGGCACAGTACCAACTGACAGCATGTTTTTTGTCATTGGCAACGATTGGCGCAATCTGACGACCAATCAAACGAGCGGATATTTTGAGGACATTCGGTATTGGCCGCGTCTCCTGACGCCTGCTGAATTAGAAGCACTGGTGGGGAATTAAAATGGCTGGTTATTTTTACGCTTACGCCTCAAAAGCAACATGCCGCGCGGCTAATCCTGATTGGTTTCAGGAAGGCGAGGACGGCGAGCATTATCTTACAAATGGGCGGAATGAGTACAGCACTCGAGGCATTGCTTTGACGGAAGCGGTTATGGGTCCGCCCGGCGAATACGGAATTAGGCCAATCATTACACCGGCTGAAATGTCGGCCGATTATGTGGTCCTGACTCCACATGAGGATGACGCGAGCGCAGCCAAGTTGATTGATCCGCCCGGTCATGGCGGCTTTGCCTAAATGACCCTGACCGTTGATGTGGAGGGGCTTGAAGTGCTCCGCCGTAAAATCGACGTGCTGGAAAAACGCATTAAGCGGCAGGTTGTTCAAGAGGCCACATTCGCGGCGGCAACACAGGTCGAAGGCGACATCATCGCCAAAATCCACGGCGGGCCAGCAACAGGACGGCCACGCGGTGACGGCTCGATTGCTTCTGCGCCTGGCGAGTACCCAATGACTGATGACGGGATACTTGCCGCAAATATCAATTCAGACCGTATCAGGAACGGGGCGGAAGTCGTTTCGAGGGCGGAATACTCCGAGGCTTTGGAGTATAAAGGAACAAACCCCCTGACGATGGAATATACCGACCCAAGCCGGGGCGGTCGCCCATTCATGCGGCGCGGATTGCATGAGAATGAAAACCGAATCCACGAGATAGTCACATGGGCCGCACGGCGGTTGTTAGGGAGTCCTTAGATGAAAGCCCTGCTACCCCTTATCGAGTCCATGATTTCACGGCTTGAAGGGGACGGCTTGCTTGCCACCTATATGGGCGGGACGGCGACGGCATATGCTTGGGAAGCGCCAGACAATCAGGCCATGCCGTACATTACGATTTCGCCCATTAGCATGACGGACTGGTCAGCGGGCAGCTTTGACGGTGACGATGTGCTGTTACAGGTCGCGGCTCATTTCGAGCGAGGCAAGGCATCAAGCGCGCACGGCATCCAAGACGTATCCAAGGCGGCTGAACGTATCCGCGATATTCTCGCCAACGCGGACGGTTTTGACTTGAACGAAAGCCCTTCAGAGGGCGAATCCCTCGTTATGGATTTTCTCACTGGCCCAATGCGGGTTGAAGGCTCAACAGACAAGCGGCTGGTTTTATGCCGCTACGTATCCGGCGCAATCATTCCGGGGCTGAATGATGCGGCGCGGACCCAATCGCGGAATTTCTCGCATGGGTCGATTAGCGGCGTCTCGACGTTCCGCGCTCTCGTCAGCCCGTCTTAACCAATCACACAAGGAGTGAATTAAATGACTGTTAAAAAAGGCTCGGCCTATCTGCTGAAGATCGACATTTCGTCGACCTTTACGACTATCGGGGGCATGAAGTCGGTTTCTATCCGACAGGGCCGCAACACGGTGGACGTGACTAACGCTGACTCGTCCGAATTGGCGCGCGAACTGCTGTCAACGGCAGGCTCTAAAAACTGCTCAATCAGCTTTTCCGGCGTGTTTACCGACGCGGCGGCGGACGCGGCTTTGCAGACTGACTTCATGGCCGGGACCCTTCGCGACTTCCAAGTGGTCCTGTCGGATTACGGCACGTTTGAGGGCGGCTTCGTCATCACACAGTTGGACCATTCCGGCAATTTCGACCAAGGCGGCGAGTTCTCGATCACGCTTGAATCCGGCGACCTGTGGACCTTCACCTGATAGGTAAAACCCAATGACCAACAAAGCGCGCGGTGAGGCCGTGCTGAACATCGGGGGTGAGACTTTCACCCTCGTCTGTTCTTTGAAAGCAATGGCAGCGATTGAAACCGAACTAGGCGCATCCTTCCCCGATATTGCGCAAGGCATGGGGAATGGCGTCTCGGTGAAAACCCTTCTGGCTTGCGCGGTATCATTCGCGCGGGCTGGTGGGGCCGCTGATGTGTCGGCTATTGAAGACAGCGCGGACATCAAGGCTTTGGCGGGCGCGGTGGGCGAGTGTGTTTCGCTGGCCTTCGCTTCGGACAAACCAGCAAAAAACTAACAGAGGCCGGACGCCCTGAACCGATACCGTGGCGCGCCTGGATGCGTCTAGCGTTCGGCAAGATGGGTATCCGGCCTGCTGACTTCTGGGCGATGACCTTTTGCGAGTGGACGTGTGCGGCTGAAGGCTTCGCAGAGTTCCACGGCGCGGGCGAAAAAGACCTGCCGACACCTGAAGAAATAGCGCAAGCGGAAGCTGAATACGAGGCCAAACATGGTGACGGCAGGCGAAGTTAAAGTACGCATTACTGGCGATATGGCGGACCTTCAGACCGCCTTGCGCCGGGCCTCAAATTCTACTGAACAAGCAACCGGCAAGATGCAGCGTGACTTTGCGGCGCTTGGTCGCACTGTTGCCCGTGTCGGCGTTGGGATGGCGACGGCTATTGCGGCGGGCGTGGCCTTCTCTGTACGAGAGGCGGCAGCCGCGGAAGAAATACGCGGCAAGTTCAACACGGTTTTTCGTGGGATTGAAGACGATACGCGGGCTTGGGCTGAAACCACGGCGGACGCTGTTTCGCGCTCGTCGATTGCCTTGGAAGAATACCTTTCCACGTTTCAAGATACGTTTGTGCCGCTCGGCTTTGCGCGGGCAGAGGCGGGCGAGTTTTCGCGGACCCTCACGCAGCTTGCTATCGACCTAGCCTCGTTCAACGATGAAAGCGAGCCCGACACTGTGCGGGCTTTGCAGTCTGCCATTGTCGGCAATCATGAGACTGTGCGTCGTTACGGCGTCATCATCAATCAAGCGGGCCTAGAGCAAGAATTGCTCAACATGGGTATTCAAGGCGGCGCTGATGCGGCCACGGCTGCTGAAATGGCGATGGCTCGCCTGAATATCATTCTTGAAGGCACAACAGACGCGCAAGGCGATGCGGCGCGCACGTCTGAAAGCGCGTCAAACCAATGGCGAGGGTTCACGGCAGAACTGCGTGATGCGGCTGTGGCGATTGGCGACTCATTTATGCCTGCCGCGCTTGAGTTGTTGGATTGGGCGCGCGAGTTGATCCCGCTTGTTGAGGGCATCGGCACGGCGTTCGGTAATGCGACGGCGTATGTCGCGGAGTTTTTCGACCGCCTGACACCTGATAGCCCTGAAGTCGTTGTTCAAAATGCCACCAACGAATTGCGCGCCCTCGCTGGCGCGTCGAACACAGCAGGCAACAGGGCGTTTGCTCGCATTGGGAACAGAAACCTTGAGCCGGGGTCTGATGCGCACGCTGCGGCACTGGCTGAAGCTGAAGGGCATTGGAACCGACGCGATGCGCTCTATCGCCAAGCCGACGAAATGGAGCAACGCCTAGCCCAAAACGTAGGGCGCACAGAATCCGCTATTGCAAGGCAGACCGCCACGATACAACAGGCTGAAACGCCTATCCGCGTCATCGCCGCAGCTACAAGGGAGGCGGCGGACGCAACAGAGGACATGGCGGAAGCGGAAGCCGCGCTGTCAAACAAAATCAAACAGGCGGGCGGCTTGGCACAAGCCCGCGAGGCTGTCGCTGCGGCTGCTGCTGAAATGGCGGCAGAGATGGAAGCGGAGTTAGCCCAATTCCAGAGTTTCGCGGACGGTGTAGGCAAGGAACTGGAAGACGTTTTCGTTCAGTTTGCCCGCTCTGGCCGGTTCGAGATTTCAAACCTTGTTGATTACATTGTCACGCAATTTGCGCGCCTTGCCTTCCAACAGACATTAGCTGACCCACTTAGCAACCTGTTCTCATCCTTCATTGGCGGTGATCCGATTTCAAAGGCGGTCGCAAAAGTCGCAACAGGTGGCAGCGGGCCAAAGGCAAGCGGCGGTCAAATGACCGTTTATAACATCGACGCCCGGTACGCCACGGAAAGCACCGCTGACATGATTGTGAACGCCATTCAGGCCAACAATCCCGGCGTCATTCGTCAGGCGGTAGGGGCGTCGGTGCAGACCATCGGGCAACGTCAAAACTCCATGAGGGCCGCTTAGATGGTCGCCACGCTCCCCACATCACCAGGCCCGCGCACAGTGCGGACTCGCTTTGTGTCCAATTCATCAGTTTACCAATCGCCAATAACAGGAGCCACACAAACGGCGGCTCGGTTCGGCGGTGTTTGGGAGGTCACGCTAGAATTGCCACCCATGACGCGGCGGCAGGCAGGCGAGTGGCTGGGAACACTGGCAAGCCTGAACGGTCAGTCGGCGGCGGTTTACGCTGGGCCACACGCGCCAAAGCCTGTCGATTATTACGACGCAACGGTGAATTTTCGCCACCCTAATTCTGCCAGCCTCGATCTTGATTTTGTGGGTGGTGAATACGCGGCGCGCTGGATAACGGTTCCAAGCCCGCTGATTGACGGCGCAAGCCAAACGGGGGCCACGCTGGCAAGTGATGGCTGGACTGAAGGCGACGGGTTGAATGCTGGGGACTACATCGCGTTTGAAAACGGAACCTTCCGCGAGTTGCACATTGTCACGGCGGAATGCTTCGCAGACTCAAACGGTGACATGACGATTGCGATTGCCCCGAATATCCGGCGCAGTCCTAGCGATAACGCGGCTATCATTAT